CTGTGCCACAAAAGTACCTACTTAGAAGCGCCGCCGGAATGGCTGGGAGCGCAGTTTATTCGGGAAGCGGAGTATGTCAAACAGACGGACGAGCGGGCATACCGGCATATTTACCTGGGCGATGCCACCGGCACCGGCGGAAATGTCTTTGAAAATCTGGACATTCGCACCATCACGCCGGATGAGATCCAGGGCTTTGACCGCCTGTATAACGGCGTGGACTGGGGCTATTACCCAGACCCTTGGGCGTTCAACCAGATGCACTATGATGCCGGCCGCCGCACGCTGTATATCTTCGGGGAGCTGACCTACTACAAGAAGGGAAACCGGGAAACGGCCCAGGCGCTGCGGGATTATGGCATTACCGGCAGCGACCTCATCACAGCCGATAATGCCGAGCCGAAAAGCGTCGGCGATTACAAAGACTATGGCCTGTTTTGCCGGAGCGCTGTCAAGGGGCCGGGAAGCGTGGACTATTCCCACAAGTGGCTGCAAACGCTTTCCAGAATCGTGATAGACCCGCACCGATGCCCGGACACGGCAAAAGAGTTTTCGGACTATGAATACGAGCGGACAAAGGACGGCGAGATTCTAAGCGGCTACCCAGATGCCAACAACCACCACATTGATGCGGTGCGATACGCCATGGAATCGGTCTGGAAGCGGAGAGGAAAGTAATGCTGAATGAAATAAAAGCGTGGATAAAGGGAGTGTTTGCAAAGATGTTTCATACTGGGGATGTAAAAACAGCCCTGCACATAGATGTGGCCGTCAGCGAAGAGATGCAGGAGGCCGCCGACCTGTGGGGGAGGATGTTCATGGACCATGCCCCATGGCTGGACAATACGACAAAAAGCCTGGGCTTGCCAGCGGCCATTGCGGGAGAAGTGGCCCGATTGACTACCGTGGAGATGGAAAGCACGGTGAGCGGGAGTGCCCGGGCAGACTGGCTCCAGGGGGAATATCAAAAAGTCCTGGACGATTTGACGGTCAACGTAGAATATGCCTGTGCCGGCGGCGGCTTGGTGTTCAAGCCCTATCGAGATGGAGATCACATAGCGGTGGATGCGGTGGAGGCGTGGCGCTTTGTCCCCACGGCCTACAACAGCCGCCGGGAGATAACCGGGGCAGTGTTTGTGGAGCAGGTCACCAAAGGCCGGTATTATTACACCCGCCTGGAGCACCACCAGCTGACGGATAATGGCTACACAATACGGAATGTGGCCTATATGTCTGCCAGCAAAGATGTGTTGGGCACAGCCTGTGAGCTGGCGGCGGTGGACGAGTGGACAGATCTGGAGCCGGAGATTACCTTGCGCTATAAAGATGGCACCGTGCCGGAAAAGATGCTCTTTGCCTATTTTCGTATGCCAATGGCCAACAACATTGACCCGCAATCCCCGGTGGGCGTTTCGGTATACAGCCGGGCAGTGAAACTAATTCAAGAGGCTGATGCCCAATACAGCCGCATTCTATGGGAATATGAGGGCAGTGAGCTTGCCATTGATGCCAGTGTGGATGTACTGAGAGAAGATGCCCAGGGGCGTGTTCGTATGCCCCAGCGATGCAAGCGGCTGTTCCGCAAGGTGGACGTAGATAAGGGCACCAGCGGCGATTTGTATGAGGTGTTCAGCCCGACCATCCGGGATGTGTCCTTGTTCAACGGCCTGGACAAGATTTTGAAGCGTGTGGAATTTAATTGCAATCTGGCCTATGGCACCTTGTCCGACCCGCAGAACGTGGACAAGACCGCCGAGGAGATACGCAGCAGCAAGGCACGCTCCTATTCCATGGTGAGCAATATCCAAACGGCGCTGGAAGCGGCTTTGCAAGATCTCTTGTGGGCGATGGACTTCTATGCGAGCCTCTATGGTCTTGCCCCTCGGGGAGCGTATGAGGCCAATTTCACCTGGGGAGACGGTGTTCTCCAGGACACGGACAAGGAATATGCCCGCCGGATGGATATGGCCGACCGTGGATATCTGCGCCCGGAGAAGGTCATCAGCTGGTATTTTGGCGTGAGCGAGGAAGAAGCGCTGAAATATATGCCGGAGCGGGAGTTGGGAATTCAGTTCCAGGGGCTGTAAGCTATGCTGCCACCGGAATATCTGGAGGATATGCCCGACGAGATCGTGGAGCTATACGCCCAGGCAGAGCGGGATATTCTGGCCGACATGGCACGGCGTATCAATCAGTATGACTATTGGATCTCGGCCGCCGACTGGCAAAATCAGAAGCTCCTGGAGGCTGGGCGCACCCAATCCGAAATTTTGAATATACTCGCCAAGGCCACCAAGCGCTCTGTGCCGGAGCTGAAAAAGCTCATGGAGCAGGCGGCCAAGGACAATTTGAAAACGGACATAAGCACCTATGAAGCCGCCGGGAAAGTCGTTCCCACCTTTGAGGACAGCGCAGCGCTGCGGGAAATTCTGACGGCGGGGTATAAAGCCACGGCCCAGACCATGAAAAACCTTACCCAGACCACGGCCAGAACGGCCACACAACAATTCGAGCGGGCGCTGGACAAGGCTTGGATGAAGGTTACCTCCGGGGCCTTCGACTCTGATGCGGCCATCAACAGCGCTATTAAGGAGCTGTGTGCCCAGGGAGTGAAGAGCGTCCGTTATCCAAGCGGCCACGAGGACACCCTGGAGGTGGCTGTCCGCCGGGCGGTGCTCACCGGGGTGAATAAGACCTGCTGTGAGATGTCCATGGCGCTGATTGAGGAGTTTGATTGTGACTTGGTGGAGGTGAGCGCCCATGCAGGGGCCAGAACCGGCGAGGGCGTTGCCAACCATGCGGAGTGGCAGGGGAAGGTTTATCGGCTGAACCGGGGGATGCCCAGCAATGCAGAGCGGGATGGGGAAGATATTCTATCCACCAAAGAAAATCATGGGGAGCGGGATTATCCCGATTTTGTGGAGAACACCGGCTATGGAACCGGGGAGGGGCTTGGGGGCTGGAATTGCCGCCACAGCTTTGGCCCCTATTTTGAGGGGATGCCCCGGACGTGGTCGGACGAGGAGCTTCAAAAGCTCAAAGAGCCACGATACACCTATAACGGCAAAAAGCTGACCGAAGAGGAGGCCAGAGCACGGCAGCGCTATATAGAACGGCAGATACGCCGGTGGAAGCGGGAGAATATGGCCATGCAGGCGGCGGGGAAAGACACCACCCAGAGCGCCGCCAAGCTCAAGCAGTGGCAGGAGCGGCAAGAGGACTTCCTGAAACAGACCGGCCTTAAGCGCAGCTCCTCTCGGGATCATGTGGAGGGCTTTGGTTATGAGGAAGCCACGAAGGCTGCGGCGGATGCCTCCAAGTATGAAAAAGAGCTTGCAGAAAAACAGCAGTATGGTAAAATAATAAGCGAGATACGGGACAGCGGTGCAATACCGAAAAGTGCAAAGATACATATTCCTTCGACACCTATTGACAGTCAGAGCCTGGGCTTCGATGATGCCCACATCAATGACGAACGCTCTCATGGGGTGACTATGGAACAGGCGAAGTCGTGGATAAATTCAGCGAGTGTTTCTGCCACGGTGTGGAAGGGCCGGTATGAGCGGTATTACCATCACGAGGGAGCAGTGTATGTGGACATGGAAGAAAAATTTATTCGCACGGCATATCCGATAGATGAATTTGACGATAAAACCAAAAAGCTCATGGAGGTGCTGGAGAAATATGGATATTAAATACCCGGTCTGTTGCCCACTGCTGAATGGAAGGGAAGCAGATATAGGAACGTGTTTCGATATACACATGGTCGTGGAAGGAACTGCACCAAAGTATACAGCTCCCAAGGAAATATACGAACACGAGGAATATGTGAAGATTTGTCAAAATTGCCAATTTCACAGGGACGATTAACAGATTCACAATTCAATAACCCAAGCACGATGCGCTTTTGCACCGTGCTTTTGTTATACCTATTTTCGCCTGGATGCCGGGCGTAATCAAGGGCATACCGCCGGAGGCGCAACCTCGTAAAAAAGCGTAGCGGAGAAAGGAAGCACATGAAAAGAGAGTTTTTGGAGGGGCTGGATCTGGGAAATGGCGTGAAGCTGTCCAAAGCTGCCATAGATGCCATTATGGCCGAAAATGGCAAGGACATTGAGGAGGGGAAAAACAGCAAAAACACCATTGCCACGCTCACCACGGAGCGGGACGGCCTGAGAGAACAGCTGGAAACGGCCAACGCCACCATCAAGTCCTATACGGACATGGACATTGATGGTATTCGTCAGGCGGCCAAGGAGTGGGAGACTAAATACAACACCGACACAGCTGCCTTGCAAGCGCAGCTGGAGGCGGCCAACTATGGCTTTGCGGTGAAAGAGGCGGTGGCGGGTATTCGGTTTTCCTCGGAGAGCGCTAAAAAAGCGTTTTTGGCTGACCTGACGGCCAAGAAGCTGCCCCTGCAAGACGGAAAGCTGCTGGGCTTGGAGGATTACACCAAGACCTATCAGGACAGTGACCCCGGCGCATTTGTGTCGGAGGAAGATGACAAAACCCCGGTGTTCGTCCGTGGAACAGCCGGGACCAAACCAACGGGAGGCAATGACGCTCTGCGGGCGGCATTTGGGCTTCCCGAAATGCGAAAGGAGTAATTTACAACGATGGCAAACAAGATTGAACTCGCCAAGCAGTTTGTACCGCTTCTGGACGAGGTGTATCAGAACGAATCCGCAACCAGTGTGCTGGACGGCAATGCTGAGCTGGCACGCCAGGGAGCCAATGCCAATGAGCTTATCATTCCCATCTTGAAGATGCAGGGCCTTGGTGACTATTCCCGCAACAGCGGCTACGTGGACGGTGATGTGACGCTGACCAATGAGACGGTGAAGTGTAACTTTGACCGTGGCCGTATGTTCACGGTGGACACCATGGACAACCTGGAGACGGCTGGCATTGCCTTTGGTCAGCTGGCCGGTGAATTTATTCGCACCCAGGTGGTGCCGGAAGAGGATGCGTTCCGCTTTGCCGCCTATGCGGGCATTGATGGCATTGCCCAGCCCACGGCTGGCGCTGCGCTGACCACCGGTGAGAGCGTCATTGCGGCGCTGCGTGCCGGTGTGACCCAGATGGACGAAGATCAGGTGCCGGGCACGGAGCGATATCTTTTCATCACGCCCACGCTGTATGGCCTTGTCCAGGACATGGACACCACCAAGAGCCGACAGGTCTTTGATAACTTCGCCAAGGTGGTCAAGGTGCCGCAGGCACGGTTCTACACGGCTATCGAGCAGAAGTCCGGCAAGACCGGGGAAGAGGCAGGCGGCTTTGTCAAGGCCACCGGTGCCAAGGATATCAACTTCATGATTATCCACAAGGGCGCTGTGATCCAGTACACCAAGCATGTGGCCCCGAAGATCATCACCCCGGAGGAGAATCAGACCGCCGATGCCTACAAGTTTGGCTATCGTAAGGTGTCTATTGCCAGAGCCTATGAGAACAAGGTGGCCGGCATCTACCTCCACCACA